GTGTGCATTTACAGGTTTTCCATTTATCGACCACAACACAGTGTCATTAAACGTTATATCTCCTCCTATTTGTGTGCCATTTGGGAAGTAGGCGTATGCCAGAGTGCTAGGTCTTTCCTTAAACATCTTATCATCCTCTGCTTTTACGAATCTCATCTCAATATCTGCAACTTTGTCTTTATTTCTCTCTCTCTTGAATCTAATGTCCTTACATCTCAATCCCCACTGTCTTAATGCAATGGATAACACTGTATCCTCAAACTCATTTTCAGGAAAGTTATCAGATGTGTTTGTTACCTTGTAAGTTACGAATCCCCACTTTCTAGGTCGCCCAGCTCTATCATGGTGTTTTTTAGGATTCCATTTATGCTTCCACTCTTCTATCTCTGCGTATGAGAAATCTAAATTGATGTTAGAATGAAATGTATCTCCGTCAGAATCTATTACGCAGAAAGTGTCCATGTCAACACTTTATATTCATTGTTTTACAATAACTAGCATATCCTGAGTATTCTGTTTCTGCTGGAAAAATTTGAATGTTAGCTTGTGATACAAGTGCGATAGATAATAATATTGCCAAGATAATTAGTGTGATTACAATACCAAAATAATCTACGTTCATTTCAACCCACTGCCTATTAAATACCCAACAATGGCAAATATGCTAATTACAATTATACATTTTTTAACACTCCAATCTTTTGTCATGTATACCCACCATTACATATTTTTGTGGAAGCGTTTATATGTTCTCTACATTGTTCTTCCATATATGCTTCTGGGCTGACCATGTATATAAGAATTACTAGTATGAACAAACTTACTAGTATAGTCAGACCCCAAAAAAATGTATGATCATTCATCATCTTCAGTAATACCTAACTGCTTTTCCTCCTTTATTTTGTCGTCTGCAAGGAAATGTAGCTTGTAAAACGTCATTTTTGCCTTCATAGGTAGATTATTCATTGTTTTACCTCTCTTACCAAACGCTAACATGAACCAATCCATGATCTCACTATAATCCTCTAACTCCAGTTCTACCATGCTTTAACTTAACGTTTAAATACTTAAAGATTAAGCCTAGCTGGTTAGCCTAAGACCAGACCTCTCTTACGAGTATGCAGACTCACACCACTAGGCTTGTGAATTATTTAGTAAGGTTTATATTAAATATATCTATATGGTTGTAGTGAAAGATTCACGCAAAAAATCACTTGCTGAAACAGTGTTTGATATTGCTCTTGGGTTTGTAATTTATCTACCAGTTAATTTCTATGTACTACCTTATTTTACACAAGGGATAGATGAGTATAATGTTGTAACAATGCTGAGCATATCGGTTATCTATACCTCGATAGCATTGATAAGAAAGTATACGATCAGAAGGTGGTTCGTGAATAAGAATCTGACAAAAACAGTACAAAAACTGACAAAGTTTATAAAGTAGAGTATTGTGAGTAAACTATGGGTAGATGGGATCAGTTTAAAGGTTTTATAACTGGTAGAGGATCAGTTGATAAGGCTTTTACTCAAAATACTACCAGACCAAGCATAGCACAGCCATATATGGCTACTGATACAGGTGCAAAGCTCCCAATTTTTCCATTTCCACTGATAATGATATACGAATTGGCAGATAATATTGATGCGTTAAGGATACCTATTGAAACATTAAATCGTGAAATTTTCAAAAATGGCTTTGAAATTGTTGAAAAATGGAAGTTTAAATGCACTCAATGTGGAAAAGAGTTCCAATATGAGCCACTTGCAACCGATTTGCCTGACGATCAACCATTTCAATCAAATGAAGATAATCAGGATAATTCGCTTCCAAAAACAAAAAGAAGAACGACAAACAAAGTAGGTAAAGTGCTTGAAGATGACGTAATATGTGATGGTTGTGGCAATACAGATTTGCTAAGACCAATACCAGAAAATAGAAAAATATTAGAGGGCTTGTTAAACGAAACAATCAATTCAAACGAGCAAACTATTGAAGATGTAACAAGACAGATAGAAAGGGATCTTGAAGTTGCTGACAACGCATACTTGCTTGTTTTAAAGAACTATTGGATAGATGATTCTACTGGAATGATTTCAGAAAAGAAGACAGAGATAAAAGAAATGCTGAGAGTTGATCCTCCACAGGTTGCAATGATAGCAGACAGTGATGGAAGAATAGGTTATGACGATAAAAGAAATGAAATATTTGTATGTCCAAGATTTGAACATAGAGATAAGCGACTTACATCAAACCAATGTGACAGATGTGGTGCTCAGGCATTGAAAGCCATAATGGAAGTTAACTCTGTATATTCTATCGGTATTCCACAGCCAAAGAGAGTTATTTATGGAGAGGGAGAAGTTATTTGGAAGGCAGGAAAATACAAGCCCGGATTAATCTATGGTTATTCCCCAATTTATTCCGTTTGGTCAAAGGCAATGTCATTGACACATATGGATGAGTACATTAGAAAATATTTTGATAAGATGCGACCTCCAAGAGGTATGTTAGTAATTGCTTCTCGTAATTACGAAACATTTAGAAAGTCTTGGGATATGTTAGAACAAAAGGCAACTGAAGATCCGTATATGATACACCCACTGCTTGTTGAAAGTGAAAAGGGTGCAAAGAACATGGCACAGTGGATAGACTTTACAGGTTCGTTGAAAGAATTAGAATTCATGGCACTTCGTAAGGAATTAAGACAAATAATCGGAGCGACTTATGGTGTTTTACCACTCTATTATGGAGAAATGCCTAGTGGTTGGTCACAAGAAGGATTGCAAGTTACAATCACAAATAGGGCTGTAACATGGGGGCAGGACATACTTCGCAAGTCATTTTACAATAAAATAGCACATTTATTGGGTGTTGACGACTGGGAATTAAGATTAAAGGCTGGAGAAGAAACAGACAAGTTAAGAGAACTGCAAACACAATCAACAGAAATATCAAACATGGCAGCAATGCAAGGTATGGGCTTTGAAGTGAAAAGAACGCATACAGGAGAATTCAAAGTATCAAAAGATCCAATTATAAACCCAATGATGATGGCACAGGAACAAGAAGCAGAAAAACCACAGAAACAAGGTCGTGGAAATGCTGCTGGACAGAAAAAAGAGAATAAACAGAGTTTTCAAGGAGAACCAAAGAGAGGAAGATCATCTGATCCGGGAGGACAGAATCAGGGAGCACCAGCAAGTGGAACAGGAACTACAATGAGTAAGAAGAACTACATGGATGGCATAACGCCTAATAATTTCAAAGTTGTTAAAAATATTTTACAGACATCAGTTGACTTTGGATGGAAGAAAACAAAGACAGTTGATGAGTTAAGAAAGTCAGCACATATGACAGTTAGGGAAGCAAGAGATGTATATGATAACGAATTAGGATCAACAAGGAGGTGGGAAGATGGAGAAAAAGAAAGCAAAAGTGCAACATAAAAAACCAGAGGTTGTAAAGGCTACTGTGCAAGTAAAAGATAAAAAAGTAGATGTTTATACACAGGCATACAATGATACTATAAAGAGAGCTGGTTCAGTCAAAGAGAATATAGAAAAGAGAGCTGGTTCAGTTTATACAGCAAACTATAAACTTATAGACGATACAATAGAAGAGATAAAGAAGATGAGCAGAAAAGTTTGTTCAAACGACTATTCAGCAAATAATGTTTACATAATACTGCAAGACGCATACAAAAAGGTAGTGTTGGCTGAGAAATAATGGGAACAAAGTTAAATGTCGATGTCGGTAGTGATATTGGTAAGAAGCTTTGGGATAAACACCAAGCTGATGAATATACCCATGTAGACAACTATAAAGAGGCGTTAAGTATAAATTGCTTCTCAAAGGATGCTACGTCAGCCACAATAGCTGATATATGTGGAGAATGTGCTGGAAAACGTGGAAGAGAACCATTACTTGCCACAATACAGCAAAAGATGTATGGTCTATGTTTTTTTTGTGGAAAATACCAATTTAACATAGAACAGATAAATGCAAGGTTTTGTCGTAAATGTCATAGAGGAATAGCCAATGTGACAAAGGAGTATAATAAAAAGGGTGGAATGATGGGTGCTGATCCATTTTGGATTGCCATGCGTAAGAAACATGGAAAGGATTGGAAAGTTATAATGAACGAGAATCTTGGTAATAAAAGATAAATATTAAGGAATTACCAATGTAATATGGACTGGAAACGTGCAAGGAAACGACTTCATTGTGATTGTAGTATCCATGATGTCGTATCTAGTGTTTTGGAGTATTTCATCATAACGCCAATGTTCGCCACTGCTTATCTTGCTGTTACAGTTCCTTGGATGATTTTCGTCATTAAACTAGATGGAGATCAGTTTGCAGACTTTGTATGGCAAAGTGTGTTGGTTGATCTAATAGTAGCATATCCAGTAACCAAACTAATCTTGAAACTCAAACCAAGAATAGAAAAGATTACTTCTCTACGTCACTAAGCTTCTTACGAGGTATGTCGTCTAAACTCATACCTTTTTTATATTGTGCAAGATCAGGTG